TCCATAGTTCATTGTCGTAATATTGACTATCAATAATTCCTAGTAAATCAGTTTTTTTAACTAATCTAATTATTTCTTCTTTAGTCATTCTCAATCCTTTCTACTTTTTTTTTCGTGCATCCTTTGCCGCAATATTCTGAATAATGGCGCTCTGTTACTGTATGGTTGCCACACCTTGTAACGTAATGAGTGTTTTCAAATATCCATATTTCACAGTCTTCAAACTTGTAGGCAATCCTTGGTTTGTTTAATTCAGCCAGTTGTTCAGGGGTAGGAGCAAACACTGAGTAAAGCGCCCGAATTAGTAACCCTATTACTGCACCAAGCAGAATAACAAAAAGCGTTGCCCCGCCAATAGGTGCTATAAAGTCTTCCCAAATATCTTCTTTAGTCATTCTTGTCCCCTTGAGAGCACTTCTGCTGATTTAAGCCCACCCGTTTCACCATCATATGTGGCTTTTATGTTGTGGAAAGGACCTTGTAAGCCCCCCCCAAATTCTTTATGAACTTCATAATACCTAACAACATCTGGCTTAGGTTCTGGTTTTATTCTGTATTGATGTTCTGCAACCCATGAGGGAGAATTAGTATCTAACCATATATCATCCAAATCATCTCTAATTTGAATTTGAGCACCATCTGCCCATGCCTTGATTAATTCTGCGTGTTTATGTTTCATTCTTGTCCCCTTTCTCTAATAGCATTAGCAATTCCATATTCATTTTTATATAGTCCAACTTCTTCTGCCAACTTTGCACATTCCTCACGTTCATCTTCAGCAATAGCATCAACAATAGTGCGCACCATACCCTCACTAAAGTGTTCTAAAAGTATTTGTACCGCTGTATCTTTAGTCATTCTGCAACTCCATATAAATACCCAACAATATTTTTAACAACCATCTTTGAAAAGCATTTGGTGGATTTTTTATATAAATGTGAAAAACAGTATCTGATTCTTTACCATATCGAAATTTAACATTATGTTTTGGCGGTGAATAAAAAGTATATTCTTCAGTCATTCTTGTCCCCTTGCTCTGATGGCGTTTGAATCGCTTGTCAATGAATATGAATCATGTAATTGCCGAAGTACAGCGCAAAACTTCTCACGCTCATGCTCTGCTACCAATTTGGCAAAGTTTATGAAATTATCACGCTCTTCTTTTTTGATAACTCCACCAAATGCTTGACAAGCCATCTCAATTATTTCTTCTTTAATTTCTTCTTTGGTTTTCATTCTTGTCCCCTTGCACGAATAGCTTGAGCACAAACTAACTCAACCCTTAATGTGTAGTAATCGCTTATGCTATCCATAGCATCACACACCTTTGCACATTCCTCACGTTCATCTTCAGCAATAGCATCAACAATAGTGCGCACCATACCCTCACTAAAGTGTTCTAAAAGTATCTGTACCGCTGTATCTTTAATCATTGTGATCTTATTTGATTGAGCAACATTTCTTGTGAAAGAGTCGCATAGCCAAGGGCTTCAGCCATATTGCAGTTAACAGAATAGGTGTTGTAAGCACCTGACTCATCGCTAAAAATAATCACAACTTTGGAGCTAGTAAGCATTTCCGATTTCCATTCATCCATGTGCTCTAAAGCGTTATCTCCAACAGTTGTCATTCCTTCTCTTAGTGCAATTATTTTATTCATTCTTGTCCCCTTGCTGTTCTATAAATGTTCTTTTAATAATTTCTATGGCATTATGGAATTGATCATTCGCTTTACCAGTTGAAAGAGTCCTAGCCAACACAAGTGCCTCAAGTGCAACTGCTAACGCATAATCTTTAGTTAATTTTTCTTCTTTAGTCATATTGCCCTCATCACTCTTTGTTGCTTGCCAGAATTACCTTTTCTAGTCTCACCAGTAGCTTCTACAAAGCCTTTTCTAAGTAATGGTGCATACCTAGCAGTAATTGAGCTATATCTATGCTTTGGGAACATATCTAACACTTCATCAGAAATGCATCCTTTTTCCCCAAAAGACTTAATAGCCTCATAGACAATTGCCTCTAGCTTAGTTGTGTCCACAGTCTTAGCTGAGGCTTTAGATGTCTCTGGGTCAGTCCTCCTAACTAACATCTTGGACTCAGTGCCAAAGTGCCTACTTAATAAACCAGAGCTGTTAAACATTTCATTTATTTGGTCAAAAATCGTAATTTGTTTCATAATTTTTCCTTAATGTAAATATAAATTGGGAGGCTCACATAAAGCAGTGTTTGTACAACTTCCATTCTCTAAATCCAAGCAAGGCGCTAACCCTTACCACCTCCTAAAACTTTAAAATCTATGTCATCATCCTTTTTATCAAAGCTAAGTGTTCTTTCTTTTGGAGGATTAATCCATGCCCAGCCAGACCAAGGAGGGTCACAAACTGGTATTGAGTCTATCTTAAGCATATGTCCCTGTGGTGTGTCAATAATAGACCCAAGCCTATGATATTTGTTCTTTTTGTTGCCATCCCTGTCTGTGTATGTGCCAACAATAGTGCTCAATTCTGATATTACTTTAGACATTTAAGTTCCTTAATTTATTTACTTTATCTTCTAGCTCTTTTAAAAACTGGATTACTTCAGTTTCTAATTCAGCCAAATATGCTTGATCTAAGTCAACTCTTTTGCAGAAAAGTTGAAGATTCTCAGGCATCCTGGGGTCATAGCTCACAAAGTCACACCAGTTAGTCTGTGTGCAACCCATTTGCCATGTCATTTGGGTAATGTACTTGCTGGGCACTTTGCCAGATAACAAAGTGTCAACGTGTGTGGCTGTGTTTGGGCATTTAATCTCCAACAATCCCCCATCAACCAAACCATCTGGACTTGCACCAGACATCTCAATTCTGGGATGTTGGACAAATCCAACTTGGTTAACCATGCAGTTGTACTTGACCTCATAGCTTGCCCTAGCCAGTGGCTCAGTCTCAGTCCCCCACTGCATAGCAGAGTTGCTAAAAGACTCACCAGGCTTGCCTGTAAGCCTCTCACACAGCAATTGAGCCATATAGTTATCCCTACTTGTGGAATAGCCTGATTTGGTCTTTGCTACTATGTCTGCAACTCTAGATGCTGTGACCTTTCCAAGTCTAGCCTGAAACCACTCATCTGTGCCTTGTTCTATTTCCATTATTTAGCCTCCAATTTCTTTTTCATTTTGTCTTTTACAGCAATTACTTTGAGTTGCCAAGGTTTATCACCATCAGTAGCTGAAATAGCCTTAACAAAGTTTTTCTGCAATTCTGGTAAATCTTGGCTTTGAGCTATTGCCTCTAACCAATCAGCCATTTCAGATTCATTAACATTAGATTTTGGTTCTGGCTTTCTAGATGCCATATTGCCATCATCATCCTCTGGAGCAATGCCACAGGCACTCATCAGGGAGTAGCGTCTTGCATAGGTCAAAGCACTGCCATAACCCTGTGGGTCTTGTTTGCTTGCTGGTACATGCAAAACACCACACTCCAAAGTCTCTCCAGACTCATGCAGGAATATAGTTTCTACACTCACACCAGTTGCATTTTCATATAGCTTTTGCATCATGCCAATGCCATTATTATTTAAGGCATCAATAACAGCCTCCACACAGGCTGAAAGGTCTGCATATTTGGATTTGAAATGTGGGTTAGTGCTGGACTTCAGAGCTGGTCCAAACTCTTTCTGTGCCTTTACAAATGCTGTTGCTATTAACTTTCCACCTTGATTAGTCATAATGTTCCCCATGTAAATAAAATAAATAAAATAAATGCAATAACAAAGCAGGCTATGATTACCATTTTGTCTTCCTTATCAAAGCCTTCTTGTTCAAAGTTTGGCTCTGGATGCTCAGGAAATGCCTCAGCTAGTGTTCTTGGAAATGTTTTTGTTGTGGGATTAATATCCCCTTTTCTGAATTTAATTGTCATCTTCAAATTCCTCTGGTTCGCAATTTGGGCATCCTGGATGGTCAGGGTCTTGGCAGTGTGGATGTGCAAAATAATGGCTTTTGTATTGTTTTTCAAAAAAATCTTTAGCCCTTAATTCTGCATATTCAGGGTCTTCATCATAGTCACCATCTGGTTCATAAAATGATCTATTGCTCATAATGTTTCCTTAATTTAGTCTTAATTTAAAAATATCAGTTGTTGTGCTGATGAATAAAGTGTAAGCTAAATCTGACTAAATAACCACAATTTACAAAAAATATTTAAATGTGTTGCTTTTATGTAAGTTATGTCTTACAATTACAACATGGAAAAACAAAGAGCAATTGAATTAGCTGGTTCTGCTTCTAAGTTAGCAAGACTATTAGGAGTGGAAAGACAAAGTGTGCACAAATGGAAAAAGATTCCAGAGGGCAGAGTTTGGCAATTGAAAGTTTTAAAACCTGAGTGGTTTGATAAAACACCAAGATTTTAATATATAATTTTTTGAAACTGGGCTAGGTCTGAAGTCATGAGCAGATCGAAAAGAGAACTCCCCTCCTGCCATAGTTTCTTTTCAGGGAGATACGCGGAGCATTTAATGCACTATTATCAACATCACATTGGTGATTTCATCAAAGACACCTCATTTTTGACCAATGAGGAAGTGGGCATTTATTTAAAACTTATCTGGCTTTACTATGACACTGAGTCACCTCTTCCAAACAATATGTTTGAGTTGACCATGAAAACCAGTTCTAGAGACTCAGAAGAGGCAGTTAAAGGCATTTTGGAAATGTTTTTCACTCTATCTGAGGATTCTAAATTTTGGCATCACTCTAGGTGTGATAAAGAAATAAGTAACTATAAATCATTAATTGATATTGCTTCTAAAGCAGGAAAAGCATCAGCCCTTAAAAGAATGTTAAACAGAACTTCAACGGACGTTGAACAGGTGTTGAACAGGTGTTCATCAGATGTGCAACTAACCAATAACCATGAACCAATAACCAATAACCATAAACCAAATATAAATACTATACAGTCAGGAGCAAAGCTCCTAACTTGCCCCCATCAGGAGATTTTGAAACTTTACCAAAAGCATTTACCCCATTTAACCCAACCAAGGGTTTGGGAGGGAGCTAGACAAACAAACCTGAAAAACAGATGGGTACAGGCATCCCAAAAGTCTGATTTTTCAGATGGATATACCACTTTGGAGGAGGGACTTGTCTGGTGGGATGAGTTTTTTCATTACATAGCCAAAGACACTAAGCTATTTTCAGGCTTTGAAAGTAATAACAGAACTTGGAGACCAGACCTAGTTTGGATAGTAAATGCTAGTAATTTTCAAAAAATCATTGATGGGAAGTACAACAAATGAGCTTTAAAAAATCAGAAACTCAAAATGAGCCAGAAAAAGAAGTCCATGGACTGTGTTCTAGGTGCATGTCTAGGCAGTTAAATTCAGTCTTGATAAACTTTGGGACTACTTGTGAATCTTGTTTTAATGCTTATTGTGAAGCACCTAGTCCTTATGATTTATCCTACAAAAAGTATGAGGGTGATCCAAAAGGATGGGCAAAAAGGATAATTGATAGATATGAGTCTGGTGAAAAAGTTAGACCAATTTCATTAAAGTTTGCACAAGAGGCTTTAAGAAATAAACATGAACATGGAGAATATTAAATGACTGTTAAAACTATTTGGCAACCAGTTCCATCTTGGGAAATAGCTCAAAAAAGACTTTTACCCAATAAATTGCCTACCAAATATGAAGTGCCTAAAAGGCAAAGAAACATTGGCACAAAAAGACCAAATGTTCTCAGAAAATGGATTTTTGAAGATGTTTGACTGGGATGCAGAGTATGCAAGCATAGTCAAATTTTATGCTCAATTAGCTTTGAGAAATGGATGGATTGATTATGTAAGGTATGCAGTTAAACAAAAACAAGAAACAGAACCTTTACTAAAAAATTTGGCAAAAGATGTGGCTCAAAAAATTAAGGAATTACAAAATGAGAACAGCAAGCAGGATTGATAATAACCAAAAAGCTATTGTGGAGGCTCTTAGAGCTGTTGGAGCTACTGTTTACCATATCAAAGAGCCTTGTGACCTATTGGTTGGCTATCATGGTCAGACCTTGCTTATGGAGGTC